TAAGCCATAAGAATCAATGTATCCTTCGTAATTCCATTCCATAGGTATGAACAAAGAATATAATCCGCTACGAGTCTGTCCGTTGCTGTTTCTTTTTGTAACATCTGAGTCATCGTAAAGTTTTTTAAAGTTTCTACCACCTTTGTCTAAAGCGTTTGATGTTGAACCCATCATACACTTACCTATAACTCTACTACCTAATCTTAACGTTGTTTTCGTAACACGCCAGTTGTTGAGGATGTTGTTCGGCTTTTCCCATTTACCCGATTCGTCGTGAACGAGGAGTTTGAGTTTCTCACCATCGTATGAGTTGTCACCCGTGTTCTTCCAGTCGATTGTGGTGTCCAATCCCTGTAATTCGTCCTCGGTTTCGTCGTTGGAAGCGGTGAGCTTTCTACGGGTAAACTTGGAGGCTGGTACTCTGTAAGCAAGTTCGGTCTTTGGCCTGTCCATACCGTCCTGGGTCGGTTTGAAAAAGAAAGGGTAGTTGACGGAAATCGGTACAACCTTATCTGTAAACATCTTTTTTGCATCAGGCCCAGACTTTGATAAAATTCCATATCTAGAGTCTGAAGATATGGTCGCCAGGTTAACCACCTCTCCTGAGGCCATGAATGAAAAACCGGAACGTCTGTTCTTAAGATAACACATCCCGTAGGATCGTGAATCTGCCTTGCAAGCTTCCCAGAAAATGTAGAATAATCTATTTGACTCCCTAAAGTCTGGTGCCCCAACATCAATTTTGGACCACTGCAAGTACATGTAATGAGTACCAGTAATGTAAGTAGCCACATCCTTATTATAGAACCAAAAGCCTTCTTCTCTTCGAGTAAATTCTTGATCGATGTAATCATACCATTTTTCTTTGAAATCTTGAGGATACTGTTTCCAATCAAATGTAGATTTAATTCTACTTAATACTTTTGGATACTCAAATTGATTCCATCTATTATTTTCAAATTTGTGTATTTTTTCTTTATATGGTAAAGCTATTTTAAGATTTTGTATTTCATAAATGTCACCTATCTTACCACTTTTGCTTATAACTACAATATCATGATCTTCGTTATAACCGTACTCCCATTTTTTATACCTATTCATTCGTTTAAGAACATTAGGTTTAATATGGTCTTTTAATATTTTATATAGAGACTGTTGATACATTACTTAGATCTTCCTTCTGCAAAACCTTTAAATTGAAGTTTTTTACTAGACTCCTTTGGTTTTTCATTTAACATATCTTCTTCTTCTTGAACTCTATTTAATATTTCAAAAGCATCAAATATAGCTAGTTTTTTTGTAGCAGCTGCATTTTTAAGTCTATCAGCAGCTAAATCATCGTCTGATTCAACTATAGGTTCTTTAGCTACTTTTATTAACTCTTCAACAGCTATTCGCCCAGCTTGGATTATATGCTTCTTCGTTTCCTTGGTGTTCATATTTAATTACAATATCATTAGATTTCATACAGTATAAACGCTCTTTTTCAATTAAAAATTCCCATTCGCCATTAGGTGTATATCCAACTAAGTCTCCTGGGTTTATTTTAAGCGCTTCTAAGGACTTATTACCATATTTTAATATACCAATAAGGTTTTGCTCTTTTTCTATTGTTAAAGAGCTTTTGTCTTTTATAGGCATTACGAAACATCTATTACCAACAGTGTTCCAACCATTACTGTTTTTGTATAAATAAACTTGATCCATGCTACAAAAGTATAAGTTATCTTTAAAATAAGATCTACTTTTCTTTTTTCTACCTTTCATATCATAGAAAGTTCTAAAAACATTTTGATGTAAAATAACAGTATCTCCTTTTTTTATATTAGTTTTAAAAGCTTTTGGAGTTTCTACTACTATAGCTGTTCTATTTACAAACTTCCAGTTTTCAATTTTAGTATTTACAACTAAATTTTTATCACCAATTTTTATTGTATTACTATATTTTTCACCAACTGGTTTTACGATAAAATCGTACAAACTTTTCATTAATACTCTAAATCATATTCAACTGATATTGCCATGTTAGAATTAAATTTTTTCCATGGTAATACTTCGTTGTTTTTCTTTATATGAATATTATAAGAATTATCTGATTCATCTAAAAGTATATGTGATATTTCATGACCACCATAAACTTGTTGTCCTACAGAATAATGCATAGCATCGTTTTTATAGTCAGAACCAATACTAATTTTTCTAATATTATTCTGCATTTTGTTTTATTTCTGTATAACTACCGTCTTTTAAATCAATATTTATTGGACCGTATTGATCTTCTAATTCTGACTTAGTTTTTTCTATTTCTTTACTTATAGATTCAACGTCACTAGCTAAGTTTTGTTTTTGTATTTCTAAAACACCTATTCTGTTTAAAAACCCTGTTAATTTAGCTTGTTGTTCGTTTACTAATTTTAATTGTTCTTCTGTAATTTTTGCCATTTGATTTAATTTAATTTAATTGTTATATTTGTATAATTACTTCGCTTATTGTATTTTTACAAGCCAAAGCATTGGCTCGTTGAAGAATGCATTACTATTTACTGGAAATCCTTGTGTTCCGGTACCACCTGTTGCGCCATTATGAAAACCAATAATTTTAAAATAATCACCAGCACTTAAATCCATAAAACCTCCACCGGTTACATTTGCTTCACCATTAACAGATGTAGCAACAACTAAGTCTTGAAGTATACATTGTTTAGTTCCGATACCACCAGATACCGTGTCTGTTGCTGCTGTTATTCTAAAAAACTTAGTACCATCTAAAGTTGGTAAACTAGTTTGAGCTAAATCAAAAGAAGAATATCTAGCAAAAAATTCATATCTACCATCTTGTAAAACTTGTATAGCGCCTTGATTCCCTAGACCTCCAGTTACAACCGGGTTAAATATAGTAGCATCATCATTTACTACAACAGTGTTATAAGGTACTAAAAAGTCTGTACCATTGTTAGTGTTACCTAAACCAGCCGCACCTACGATTTTTATTTGGCAGCCAGGTTGTTCTTGTTTCCATGAAACACCTGTAAGGCCACCTCCATTTGACTTTAAAATAAAGCCAGGACCACCTGTGCCACCCGAAGTATCTAAAAGATCACTTTCAATCGCTGTTTCAGTAACAAATCTATTTGGTGCACCGCCAAACTCTACACCTATAGATCCGGTTTCGTTCCATCTTATTTCTGAATTTGTACCTATTGTAAAAATATTAGTACCTGAATTAAACTTAACAAAGTCGTTACCTGTCATTACTATTTTTGACTCACTTAAAGCAACTAATGGATCATTATTTAATACTAAAGTTGAAGTAATTGGTGTTCCATCTCCAATGTACAATGAATCACCTGTTATTGGATTAGCTGCTCCTGCTACTAAAGGTAAAAAAGGACCACCTTGTAAATTAGTTAAACTAGTTGCTAAATCAGCAGGTGATATTCTTACGTTGTTTAAACCTTCGTAACCTACTAACGCATCGAAGTCAGCTATATCTGCTTCTGCTAAAAATTGTGAAAATTTTATATTTGCCATTTTATTATTTTATTCTCTGACCATTAAGTCAGCATTATCTTCCGTTAACATAAAGTCTACCCCATTCTCCATAAGTATGAAGTTAGTTATAGGCGCTCCGCCTGTACCTGGTACATTAGGTATTGCGAGTATTGCGTTTGCTGCTCCTAATATTGTTGGTGCCATATTATCTTAAAGCTATTATATCTCCAGCTGAAGTACCAGTAGCAAAAACTCTAGCAACTTGCAGAGGAACATAGGAATTATTAGCTACATTTTTAAGTGTAACTACGTTTTCACTTGATGCTGGTAAAACACTTACATCACCTGCAGTTCCCACAAATAAACTAAAACCTTCATTACCAGCTTTTAAGTCATTAACGCCTCCGTTACCTCTATATATATCATAAGCAGCACCACCACCTGTTAACCCAGGTGCTGATAAAGTAAGTTGAATATTAGTATTAACGCTTTCTACTTTAGCTATAGTGCCAGTACTTGGTTCATACACTACATCACCTACGGTTACTTTTGCATAATACCCTGTTCCAGCTGGATTAGTTTGTCCGTCTAAAAATTTTTCTAAAAGATTAGTGCTAGTTAATGTAGTTCCAGAACTACCATTAGTTCCACTTAAATAACTTCCAGGCTCAGGAATATTTATATCATCATTAGGTATAACATCAATTGCTTGTGTTGGTTGATTACTTGCCATTTTTTTATTATTTATTTGTTTTAAATAGGTTTGTTGCTTTTTCTGTTGTACGTCCGCCAAAATAGGCTAAAACTACAGACATCATTACTTTTTCAAAAGTATCGTTCCATAGTTCATTTATATGAAAATTTAAGCTTGGAATACTGTCTAGTATACCAGCTAACGAAAATATACATATACACCAAACTAAAACTAGTGGACGTACATTTTTAGAAAGCCACGAGTCAGACATGCTATCAGCTTGCCAGCGGTTTGTTATTGCTTCTATTTCTTTGTTTTGCTGCTCGTATATTAATTGTTGTAGTTTTATCTTTTGTTCAGTAGATATATCTGACTTAGTTATTTCTTCTATAGCTTCACTAGGTGACATAACGCCTTCTAATACTTTTCCAAGACTTGGATTTATTACCGTCGCTGCACCTAACAAAATCTTACCTACCGTAGTATCTTTAAACTTTTTTTTAGGCATTAGTCTATCTTTTTTTCTATAACATATTTTGCTCCTGGAAACGTATAATCATAACCAGGATACATTACTTTTGTATAACCTCTATCGTCAGTTCCAAGTACTTTAAAATTAACGCCTTTCATTGTTATTTTATTTCCTTGAATTATGTTTTGATGTTTATTTACATCAGGACTATCACTTAAATAGCCTTTTTTAGAAAACTCCATTATGATTTTTTATAAGCTTCGTCTTCCCATGGTAATTTAGCATTACCCTCGTCCATTTTAGCTCTTGAATATTTTTTACCTTTCCAATACACGTAATCATCATCATAATCAAGATCACCTCTTTTCATTTGATCTATATGTATCATTTCGTGATCTATTACATCTTGTATTTTTGAAGGACAAACGTCTTTATTTATAATAATAGTTAAATTATTATTAGCTTTGCCCATTACACCATCTTCCATATCAACGTGGTATATTGGAGTGTTATCTACCTTATATGGAGGATTTGTAAGTTTGAAAGCCATATGTCTTATTTTTTATAAGGAAACATTTTGTTTAATACTGTTTTTCTGGCTTCACAACCGCAAGGGATGTTTAGTCCCTTGCTCATTGTGTCAACCATTTTTTTAATACCAGTAGCTTTAGTAAACTTTTCTATGTCGTCTCCTAAACCTCTTGATTTCATAATTACGCTGTGAAAGTTACAGAATTAAAAACTCCATATTTAGCTGGAGTTGTAACAACAATACGTCCTTGCTCTCCTGATTGTGCAGCTGGTACCTGTGCGATAACTATCGGTGGTACTACAGTTGATACTATTCCGCCTGGATTAGCAATTAAAGCGTTGTTAAACGATTCTAAAGTATCTGCGATACTTGGTAATTGATCGTCCATTGTTACAACATAATTGCTTGTTCCATTTGCTAATGTAATTGTTATTTCAGTATCTGGTCCTGCTGCTGCTGCCGTGATTCCTGCTATTTCTTCAACAGGGATCAAACTAAATGATCCACCTACTAGTTCTACTTTTAAAAATTTTGCCATGATTGTTAGTGTTAGTGTTAATGTTAATGTTAATGTTTGGCTGAGGTTTTTACAGTCCTCTCTGTTTAGTCTTTCATTAGGTCGTTAAAAGCCTTATTTTTATTAGCTAAAAAGTTTGTGTTAACTTGTCCTATTGAATCTAAAGATTTGTTGTAAGCTTTTATATTTCCTGAGTATTTGTTGTAAAGCTCATTAGATTTTTTATTAGCTTTATCAACTTGATCTTGAGATGAAAAGTTAAAGTCTTTTATTTTATTTTGAAAATCCTCCATTTTTTTACTTGATTCATCTACACTAGCTTTTCTATCTGCCATTACTTGTGACTGAGTTTGACCTTGTTCGTTTTTCAACTCATCACTATCAATAATTGTAGTTTGATTTAAAGGTGACATTCTAGAGTGTTGTGCGTGTTTAGACATCCAAGAAGCGTGTTTAGCTACTGGATTATCCATCATTAAATTTTTTCTTTCTTGTTTAGCAGATTCCATTTCTGCAGGGCTATGTCCCATTTTGTTTGGTGATTTTCCGTAAGGCATAATATTCGTTTTATTTGTTGTTTTAAGTTTAAAAGCAGTGTTTAGTTGCTGGTGAATCTTTTTTCTTTTTAGGTTTAAAAACCTTGTGTGAGTGCATAGGTCTTTGATCATGATTTTTATTATGTTGATGATCTTTGTCTAAAAACTCAGTTATATGTTTAGCTGGTGAACCATGGTGTTTTTTGTCATACTTCATGTCTCCAGCTAGTTTTGAAATATGTTTTTCATCAGCAGTCATATTTTCATCATTATGACCATGCTTTGCATCATATAAGACATCACGCTTTAAGTAATCAATATGAGCGGCGTCGTCTCTTTCTGTGGCTTTATAGTTACTGGCTGTAACCTTAGTATGCGCGTGATCCATAGACCATTTAGCGTTTCCTGTGTATTTTCCGTAATGTCCTTTGTGATGTATCATTTTATATTATTTTAACTGCACTTTCCGTTTGAATAAGTTCCACCGGCTTTTATGCATTCTTCTAATTCTGTATTTGTGTTAGTAATTCTACTTTTAGCATCATCTCTTCTAGTTTTAAGTTTTTCTGTTAACTCATCAAACCTATTGCTAGCAGTTGTTCCAAACAGTTTATCAAGACCTTTTGGATCTTTTTTTCTTTCTTCTCTTTTATCTATTCTTTTTTGTAATCTATCAGCTTGTTTTTCTGGATTACCTTGTGCTTCTAAAACTTTAGCTGTGTTTGAAGCTATATTGTCTTGTAAATTTTGAAAATCAGCTGCGTTAGAAACGTAGAAGTAATCTTGAGGATTTGCGTAACTAGCGTTTAGAGGAGCACTTTTTTTTTTAATAGCTGACATTTCAACAGCTGAACCTCTTGCAGCATCTTCATCTTCTCTTGCTTGCATGTCATCTTCTTCAGTTCTTTGAGAAGAGTGTTTAGCTTTTTCTTGTTTAATTTGAGCTTCTAATCGCGATATGGCTTCATAATCTTTTCCTCCTTGGCCTTCGGTGCTTAAACCTTTTTTTACAGCTAATTCTGGATCATTTTTTAAAATCTCTAATTGCTTTTCTAACTTTCCATGTTTATGATATGGCGATTCTTTCATTTCAGGAGCTGCTTTAATAGCTTCTTGCAAATGCTCAGGCAATCTATTTTGTTTTCCTACTAAAGCTCTGTCCATAGGACTCATAGGGTTTTTAGCGTTAAATGCCTTACTAAATGGTGAACTCATAATTTTAATCTTTAATTGGTTGTTCTGCGTCGTCTGTTTTTTTCATTTGAATTTTACCGTTTACACATTCAAATTCATTTTTTTCAGCGTTATATTCTTTTAAGTTAGCTTCAGCGCTTATAGGTTTTTCATACTTTTCCATCTTACCATCAGCGTTTCTTCTCATTGATGTTTTTGATTTCCTTTTAGTATATCCTTCTTTAAATTTAGCCCAAGCCGCAGTACACTTGTCTTGTTTAAATGGTGATTTTGATCTCATATTATTTTCTTTTACAACCGAAGTTTTTAGCGTAATTAGCCATTTTTACTACTGACTCGCTATATTTATCTTTGTTTTTCATTACAGCACTAGCAGCCGCGCACGTGGATTTACCAGGCATGTTTTTCTTTACCCAGGCAGTAAACTTACCTTTGTTCTTTTCCTTTATTTCAGGAAACTCGTCTTTTTGTAAAAATGGTGATGTATACATTATTTATAAACTTTAGCTCTTAATGTTATTGGAACTCCTGGTGCGCAAACACAAGGATATTTAGACACTTCCATGCCTGTAATACCTGAGCTTGATCCAACTCCCATTGGAAAACCTGCTTTACTAAGAGGTCCGTCCCATATTGCGTTTTCACCAATTTGTCCGTCTAACTTAGGATTTTTTTTGATTTTATCGATATCGTGATCCATAATTTATTATTTTTTTGGTTTGTAAAAATATTTACCTGTAGCTGGTCTTAACGTATCTCTGTTGACACCCGGTCTTTTTGGACCACCGAAATATTCATCTTCAGCTAAAGTAGTCATAAATTGACTTTTATTATCTTCTTGTATTTCGCTTAAATCTTGAACATTGTAATTTTTGCCTGAAGTTACACTTCCACCAGAAACTTTATAATTTGAATCGTCGTGTGTAGTTTCATCTATTAAATCACCTACATTTGTTTTTTCATAACCACCATAGTTACCTAGGTTTCTTTGTTTAAGTGGACCACAAGATTTTTTAAAAACAGGAGGTGCACCTGCTGCGTTTTGCCTCATTTGCATGTCTCCAAACATATTACTAGCTGCAGCCATAGCTGATGGATTAAAAACAGGTTGAGCAACACCCATTACATTTGATGGTTGAGGTGGCATGTTTGACATCATAGCTCCACCCATTGCTGGATTTACCATACCAAAAGCACTTGCTGTTTTCTTAACGCCTTCTACCGCTTTTTTAATATTTCCACTTTTTACGGCATTAACAGTATTAATAGTGCCTTCTACAGCTCTACCAACTCTACTGTCTCTTACTTTATCTACAGTTTCTTTTACTTTCTTAACAGTTCTTTTTACGCCTCTTCTACCCTCTGCTCTTTGTTTTTTTCTTTCAGCTCTCGCGGCTTGTCTTTTTTCTTTACCGCTTTTACCTTTTTTGGCTTCTTTTACGTCAGCTCTGTTTTTTTGTCTGCGTTCTTTACCTTTTTGCTTGGTTGGTGCTCCGTATGCCATGTTATCTATTTTTATCTTTATTTACGTTTTTAATAGCTTTTGATAAAACTTTATCTGTGTAACTCTTACCCGCCATTAATTTATTTCGTCTAATACTTGTAGGTAAGTCTTCTTCACCTAGCATTATTCTATATATTCTTTTTATAAGTTGTTTACCTTTAAATGATAATTGATATAAATTATGTTTTTGAGTTGATCTATTTCTTTTTCTCCATATAACAACCCATTCGTTGTCTAACAACTTAGCCCATCGCCTTGTATCCCAACTATAAGAATATGTGCCTTGCTTAAAATCTTTTATGCTAAATAATCCTATACAGTCTAAATAAACTAATAATTCTAAATCAGCATCGTTTAAACCGTTATTTTTACAAGCCCATTTTCTAATTATTCTATAGTGCTTTAATAGGTTTAACTCTTTAATGTCACTAGCGCTTATTCTCATAAAACAACAACTACGTCTTGAGCTTTTATAACGTGATAATTATTTTTATCTATTTCTATTTTATGACCAGCGTGTCTATCATAAAATATAATATCTTTGCTTTTTACACCTTCAACTTCTGAGCCAACTGACAAAACCTCAGCTTCAATATATCTAATATCTTCTCTTTGGTTTTCTGCAAGAAGTAAACCACCTTTAGTTTTAGTAGTACCTTCTTTTGCTTTTTTTATAATTAAATTTCTACCTATTGCTTTCATCAACTCTAATATTATTAATTACACAATCTGTTGATAAAATAGTAGTTGCTACTGAAGCTGCATTTTGAAGAGCGCTTTTTGTAACTAATAATGGATCAATAATTCCACTATTAATCATTTGTACCATATTTCCTGTAACTACATCAATACCAAAACCTTTTTTTTCTGGCTTAGAAAACTCGATTCCAGCATTATTTAATATTGTTCTATATGGCGCTAGTATAGATTTAATTAAAACTTCTTCCCCTATATTTTTTTTATCAATATTAAGAGCAGCATTAAGCAAAGCTATTCCACCACCTGGAACAATCCCTTCTTTTATTGCAGCTTTAGTAGCACATATAGCGTCTTCAACCCTATCTGTTTTTTCTTTTAATTCTATATCAGAGTTAGCGCCTACTTTAACTATAGCAACTTTAGCTGCTAACATCGCTAATCTCTTTTCTAGTTTTATTATTTCAGCTGTAGTGTTTTTTTCTAACAACTTAGCTTTTATATTTTCTATTATATTTTTTACTTGATCAGATGTTTGATTAACTTGAATAATAGTTTCATTTTCATTAGTTATACTTTTTACACAACTACCTAAATGATCTATTTGTATTAAATCTAAATCATCTCCAAGATCTTCGTTTATTATGGTAGCACCAGTCAACATAGATAAATCATCTAGCATTTGCTTTCTATTTATACCGTATGTTGGTGCATCGATAACATTTACTTTTATGTTACCTTTCATCTTGTTCATGGCTAGAGCTGATAAAACACCTTGTTCTAAATCGCCTATAATAAGCAAAGGTTTATTGTTTTTTATTACGTGCTCTAGCACAGATTGAATCTGTCTAATTGTATCAACCTGTGATTCAACAATTAAAACTAGTGGATTTTCTAGTTCTGCTGTTTTTGTTTCTTTGTTAGTTACAAAATGTAGGTTTTTTAAACCTTTGTCATACTGTACTCCATCAACAACCTCTATTTCTGTTTTACCTATTGGTGATGGTTCCATTATAACAACACCCGTATTATCTACAGCTCTAAACGCGTTTGCTATAATTTTACCTAAATTTTTATCGTTATTAGTTGATATAGTAGCAACACTGTCTATCATATTACCTTCAACTTTAACAGCTATAGATTCTAAATATTCAATAACTTTTTTAACAGCAGAGTTTATACCTTCTTTTATTTCTCTTGAATTATTTTTATTATCTACCTTGTAGGCTTGCTCTAGTATAGCATGTGCTAAAACTGTAGCTGTTGTAGTGCCATCTCCAGCTTCTCTAACTGTTTTACGTGCTGCTTCTTTTATTAAAGTAGCGCCCATGTTTTCAACAGGGTTTCTTAATATTACTGAATCGGCAACTGTTACACCATCTTTTGTTATAATAGGTTTACCAGTATGATCTTCTAACATTACACATTTACCGCTAGCTCCAAGTGTGGAGCTAACAGCGTTTGTGAGTTTTGTTATACCTTTAAATACTTCTTCCCTAGCTTTGTCACCAAAGTTAAGGTTTTTGACTATTAAGTCTGACATAATTTAATTTGATTTAATTTAATTTACTTTTTTGTTTCGCGTCTCGTTACGTCGATCCATGTATCTTCTGTATCTGGATCTAGGTATTCTGTTTGGTAGAAGCCATTTGGTAACTGTACTATTCTCCAGTTTTTCTTTTGAACAACATGTTCCCATAGTTTTTTGGCTTCTTCGGTAATTTGTGGTTGACTATTCCACGAACTAGTCTGGTAATAAAACGTCATAATTTTGGTTTTAAGTTTGTATTTGGTTATCGCTCTTCCCGAGCAGGGTATGTTTTTATTATCACTTGGTTTTAGTGATTTTTACTATGTTCTTCTTATTCTTAATGCACCAGCGTTATGATATATACCTCCAATCGGTATACCTGCAGCGGCAGCAGCTATATCATCAGCGTAATCAAAAGCTACAATACTTGGCATAATTATTCTAGGTTCTTGAGCAACATTTGGCACTCCTCTATCTACACCGCCTTCAGTTATTATTATTGCGTTGCTATTGCTATTTGATCCAACACTTATAACAAATTTAGTTTCACCTAGACCTTGACTATAATCAGTTGCAGGATAAGATGAAGCATTATTTCTATATCCTATAACCATGGTTTTATCAGAGCCTTCTAACGCAGATCCAATCATAAAAGTATTTACACCAGTAACTGGACCGCGGCAATTTTCACCAAAAGCAAATTGCGAATCTTCTCCTTCTAATATATGCTGAAAACCTAAAGCAAAAGCATTGTTACCTGTTGTAACCTCATTTTGACCACCAGCTATAAAACTTGAATAACTACCAGTTAAAGTATTATTAAAACCTAAAAGTTGAGATCTAACTGCTTGAGCAGCTCCAGTTCCGTCTATAATATTAGATTGACCAATAGCAAAAGAGTTAGCAGCAACGTTTCTAATAATATTACCTTGACCTACTGCTAAACCATTATCTGAGTTAGTTAATATTTGATTACCATTACCAACAGCTAAACAATTATCAGAGCCAGATACAATATCGTTATTACCAGTACCAATAACCATCGATGTGTTATCAACCTGTACGCCACCTGGGTTATTAGATAATACAACTCCATTTCTAAAATAAGCTGCTGGGCTAAGGTCTGCAGGTTTTCCTACGTCTAATGTTGCTCCTGTTGGATCACTATTTCTACCTACAGCTAGTTTATTTTCAAATCTAAAACCCCCTGATTTATAATAACCACCGCTTTGCCCACCTGTTTTAAATGCAAAACCTAAAACTGTTCCTTGTTTTTGACCCGTAAGAGTTTCAACTCCAAATGAGTAATCGCATTTTGCGCCACCACCAGAGCTTCCAGCTAACATATATATGTTGCTATTGTCCTGGTAAACCTTACTATCACCTATTTCTCCATTAGGTCCATCTGTCCATACTGGTAGTGTATTAGTTGTGCCAGTTCCTGTAACTGTTCCTCCTGAACTTGACGATGCTATTGTTACTCCATTGCTTCCATTGTCTGTAAGCGTTATATTAGAACCAGCTATTAAAGTTACTTTGTCTAAAGTACCGTCTCAGTAACGTTTGAAACTTGACCAGTGAGATCATATGTTGTGTCAGTATCACTAGTCCACTGAACACCTGTTCCAGTAGAACTTAGTACTTGACCAGCAGTTCCTGACGAGTTCAAACTATCTTTTAGTTCTTCTCTAACTTCTATCGGGCAATCAAATCTAACATAATCACCGCTAAAACTACCTCTACCATTAACAATAAGATCACCACTGGTAACTAATCTTCCACCAACTGTTATTACTGGAACAAAAGTATCGTCGTATGTTATTATTGAATCACCTACTGTTTGTCCATCAGGTGTAAACATAGCAATAGTATTTAAAGTACCACCACCTGTTATAACGCTACCAGAGCTTATTAGCCAACTCTGTATAGATCCTAAACCAAATTGTTTTGTCTGTCTAGTAGAATAATCTGTTCCTACTAACGTATCGCTTCCTGATATACTGTTATCGTATGGATATGTACTTATTTTTGCCATGTTATGCTACTGGTATAAATCTATATGTTATTGATATTTTAGCTTTAGTTGTTGGAGTATTAACTGTGTTTATAGCTCCTGAGAAACTAACTTGCACGCCTTCAGCTACTGGGTTAAATCCAGGTGTCAATACTGGTTTGTAAGAACTAGGATCTGTTTTTAAATTTAAAAAAGATGAAGGTATTTCATAATACCAGTTTACGGGTTTTGTTGTTTCAATTCTCATGTCACCCGCAAAATCAAGGTAATCTGTTACAGTTTGCTCGTTTAATTGTATAAATGCTGAATTAACATCTATAAACTTACCTGCTTGACCTGCAACTAAAACTATAGGTGCTCCTGATAAAGACTGTAATTGAGCTGTTGTTAATTCAAACTCTACTAATATAAACTGATTATCTAGTAAACTTAATATACTATCTACAGTAAAGTTTCTAGTTACATTTATTTCTTGACCATTAGGTTGTAGAACACCTACTTGTGTACCTATCAACTGTGATTGTCTATCTGGTTGCCCGAGTGGGTATGCTATTATTTCAGCCATGTTATAATAATGTTGTTGAGTTAGTTGATGGGTTGTATATTCTTGGTCTACCATCGCTATCACGATCCAATGCTCTTTCTTCTGCTGTCATGTTATTTCTTAATTGACCAGCTGGCGTGAGATTGCCGTAAGCATCCATATGTCCGCGCTGCTTAAGTAGGTTCATAGCAAAGTTTCTATTACCTACTTGTGCTATTAATCTAGGAACTAACTGCCCGCGACCCATAAATCGTTGTGTTTCCATATTTATATATACTTACACATAAAGGCGAAAACTTACAAATGTGACAATAGCCTACTACTTATATAACTTATAAGGCTTATGTCATACTTTTAGAAAATTATTACAAATAGAGAGCTGTAGCGTCCCTCCTCCCCTCTGCACTTTGTATTTTTTTAGCAAAATCGTTTTATTTTAGCCAGCCCCGGCTGCTTTTTCCACAGTTTTCCATAGTTTTTTAGCATTTTTTCTGAATTATCCAGAATGTTTCACATTTTAGTTTAAATTTACAGACAAAATACTATACAATGCAGATAATATAAATGTAAAACAAATAAATATTAAAACTATGTATTCTACTTATTTAAAAATATCATATAAAGAATTCGGTAAGCACTACGATATGCTGACTACTGACGAGAAAGTTAAAGTAATTGAAATATATTGGAATAATTACTAATATATCTTTGTGTAAATGACACATTGTCATGACATTATGACTATGACTATATGACATACTACTATGACATTATGACACTTCGTGCAGTACATTACTAACAATTACAATAAGTAAATAAATATACAACTTTTACAAACAAAATATTACATCAAACAGATAATAATAATGTAACTAAAAAATAATAATAATAACTTAAAATTTAATACTATGCAAAATTTAATTTCAAAAAGATTTGTAATCAGAAAATCTCTAATTGGCAAAAATCAAAACATTACAGTTAACTTCAAAAATGGAAAAACTGTTACTTACAATCATGATAAAGTATATGAAATCATGAAAGATAAACTTGAAACTATGCCTTGCTTTATCAAATACAAATCATACACTTCATCAACAAGTGTACCAGTAATGGTTCGTGAAGTAGTTGAACAATAGTAAACTACTTCCATAAAATACAAGCAAAAATAAATTTGGAGTGGCGTGTCGATAGCGCCCTTGTATTTAACACATAAAAATCTCACACAGGTGACTGTCCGAACCTTCAGGCAACGGGAAAACTGGGCAGGGTAAATACACGTGAGTAAGACATAATGGTTAATGTGAGTTCGATTCTCACCATGTCTACTTTAAAACTATGCTTAAATTTGTACACACTATTGTAATTAAAATTAAATCACTACCAATAACTATGGGTAAATTCAGTGACTTATAGAATTACAAACAAAATACAATTACTAGCAGATAATATAATAAAATAATATACTATGCAATTTATACTAACTTGTCCTAACGGAAAACAAATAGATATGTCAAGTGACATACTCAAGCAAATGTCTGGCGAGATAACTCGTAAAGACGTAGAAACTAGAATCGAATTTTATAACAATACTAATCAGAAATAATTATGAGCACTTATTCTTACACATTACTAAAAATATCTTGGCGAGTATTCGACAAGCATTACACTCAACTTACTCAAGAACAAAAAGATAAAGTTCATGAAATATACTATGATTTTTACTAAAAACTAATTACTATGCAATTTAAAGATTATCCTGCAGAGCAAATCGCTGCAAAACTAAAACAAATCGACGAGTTCGAAGCTAAATGGGGTGTAAAACCCGTAAGTAAATCATGGCGCAAATGGTGTACTGATTACGAATATCGCAAGCGTGAGTGGCAATGGCGTCAAGGTGTTGCTGAATACGCTAAGTCTAACGCTCATAAATCCTTAATATGAAGAACAATATAAATAAACTATTAACATTCGCTTTATTATTTTTCTCCGCAGTTTATCTTACTTCAACATATAATAGTAAGAGAGAGTGTAAAGCTATTGAAAAAAGAGCACTTGATTATGAAATGAAAGAGTGTTATACATGGCAAGATATAGAAATAATAATATTCGGTGAAATACAAGAATAATAATATGGAACATTTTAAACAAGAACATGTGATAGACGGTATGATTTACTGTCACGAGATCGAGAAGTATGTTACAGTAGAAGAATATACAGAATACTATTATGCTTGATTTACAAACAAAATATTGTTACTAACAGATAATATAATAAAAAACTTATGCAAACAATTAAATTCTTACCAAACAATCACATTCGCCTCGGCAATAAAACTTACAAAGGTTATAACGTAGGCGAGTTACCAAAATCCTTCGGTTTCATTTACGAACCAGAAACAGATAAAGAAGGTAAATCAGAATGGTTTAACTACAAAGGTCTAACTTATATTCAAAAAACTGACTTACCATGGTAGTTACTAACATGAAAGAACTGTGCGCTTATGCTAAAGCACAAAGAAAATTTAAGGCAGACTGACTTACCATGGTAGTTACTAACATGAAAGAACTGTGCGCTTATGCTAAAGCACAAAGAAAATTTAAGGCAGACGAGCATAGGCGTCTAACCTTACACAACGGTAAATGCAGTGGGCTTACTGATGCCGAGTACAATCGAGTGCGTTATCCTCAGAAAAAAACGTTTTCTAAGGCACGTAAGTTCACTCACAACCGTATGTGGCGAGATAATACAAAGAAATTTACAGTAGAACAATTAAAACAAATAAAAACACTATGACAAATTATCAAAAAGAGCAATTACTGCTCGAAGAAATGTATGTAAAACGTCTACTTATCGATTACGGAATCAGAGAAGTAACAACACAGCGTCAAGCTAAAA